CATCGTCTGATTTATTTTTCGATCATCATTTTATTTTCGATCATCGTTTATTTTTGATCATCTATTTCTACTTTTATATCCGTCGCTTACACTAACTATAAATACTATTTGAATGTTTTAGTTCGTGTCCGATTACATCCGAAAATGTATGTTTTGATTATCTTTTTATTATTTTCTGATTTCCAAATCTTGGCCAGACTCAGAAGTCTGACCATCGTCCGATTTATTTTCGATCATCATTATATTTTTTGAGTATATTATATTTTGATATTTTATCTATTTAGTTACATATAAATAGATAAAATGCCATTCTCGATATTAACGATTTAGATAATAAAAATAGATGTAGACGATCTGGTATTATAACCGCAATAAATAGTATTGTCGCACTTGTTACAAATATATAATCACTTAGTTGAATTTAAAGTTGGATGAGCAAGGCCCGCCATATACCAATTACACCATATACTCGCATCGGCATTTAGTTCCATCTTTTTCATATCTTCCAATCTCACCCATCTCGTATTCATAATCTCACCAGTGTCTCTTGGAAATAAACGAGTCTTCATTTTCATATTAAACACGAAATAATTACCATAACCAATCTGAAGATATTCAGTTGGTTCTGGTAAATCCTCTAATCCAGTCTCCTCCGCCACTTCCCTCAAACTACACTCCAGTGGCTTTTCCCCTTCATTTGAATGACCTTTTGGAAATGACCATTTACCTGTATACCTACCCTGTACTAATACGTATTCATCCTCCTCTACGGTTACACCCTTCTTACATAGAATACCTCCATACGTTTTTGCTTTCCTTTTAACTCTTTCCGAGTATTGACATCTATCCAATCTTCTTTCTCTAAATGATAAACTATGAAACGCCCGATTAATTAACATTTTTCTTTACTCTTTTTGGATGCTATACATAACTTCAAATTTGTCCCATTTTAGACATGTGCTCATTTTAAATTACCATGCGGATTATATATATATATTCTCATATATATATATATATATATATATATATTATATATAGATACCATGCCATTTGAAGAACGATGCTATGTTATTTACGGAAATGGATTTAAGGCTTTAAAAATAAAGGGTATCTCTAATAAAAATAAATTAATAGACTCTTTAAGAATAAAGGGATTTTATCCAAAATTTTCCCTACTAAATTGTAAATCTCCATCTGGTAAGAAATGTAAATCAACTCCTACATTATATTAATCGGTATTTTAAAATGAGCACGGATTTAAATATATTGAATATATAGAACTCAAAATGATTCTTACCGACCCCCTTTTACAGATTTTAGCCTTTTACTTTGTTCTTGCCTTCGTTGTTTTCCCACTTATTGCGTACTTTGTTTTTGGTAAAAATAGTCGTTCGGTTGGCGACGGATGGGCCGCAGGCTCAATTTTATCTGTTATTTTATGGTTTGCTGTCGGCAGAAATATGACTTAGACAATTTATACTACAAAATAAAAGAAAAATAGGTTTATTACTCTTTTTCTTTTGTTTTATCGCATTTCTATTCTACCTTATCATTCACATAACCCTCGTATATATATGAGCCATCACGCCACCCACCATTCACTATGTAATTAGGTAACATAATCTTGTGATTCATCATATCACATTCAGGTTTCACATAATACATTGTCACTAATCCAACATCCCATCCTCCCGCATTTGCACCACGACCGCGCGTTGGAGGGCCAACCGCTATTATCAACCTTGACTGATTAACAGGAAATGATGACTTAGGTGGGAAGTGGTGCGGGCCGCACCCATTCTTGTTAATATAACCCTCATACAATCGTGTACCATTTGGATGAACTACACATAATAGCTCAATCTCATCATCTGACGGATTATCAGACCATTCGTTACTCGTTGCCATGTAAGCAAAAGTTGATCCAGAATCCCAACTATGTAATGACTCGCGTGCTGGAGGCATCACAATAACTTTAATCTTAACATTATTGTCCACACATATATTATTGAACTGCTCTCCTGATGATTGAAGCAATTGTAGTGCTGTCACTAGCCCGCCCATATCAATTATATTGGATTCATATTTTTGATGTATAGTTGAAGACATCTTGGAATAACTTGGAATCACATCATATATGATATATGTTAATTGATTCAATTTTTTTAGTACATGTCTAGTTTATATATTGTAATATATAAGAAAAATAATATTTACATGATTTAAACAGACTCGTCATTTAATTATAACATAATATTCTTCAATTTTATAGATAATACCGTGTGAAAAATATGGGTTCTTCTACCATCTTTTATTTTCTACTTTTTATAAAATTCAGCGCATTATAGTATCATCCTCCATGCGTCACACATTCACACATATCACGATGACATTCATCATCTGAGCCACTCAACAACGGCGGTGGTACATCCTCATAATCTGGCTCTGCGATAGTTGTGTCAATGCGGTCCTCCTCTAATATATATACGCCAACCCATTTACCCATCCAGCTCTCTCCACATACATATTTAGAGCAGTCGCATTCCCAGACATTATTGAACTCATTTCGCAGGTAATGAACCTCTTTATAAACCCAATGACTACACGTCCCATTACCTCTTTCTTGGAAGTTATTTGAAGAAGACAATACCATGGAATTACTTAATATACACACCATATTTTAGTCCGCGCATTAATTCAAATTTTAATCGACAATGTCTAAGAAAAAATGTTTTTCTTTTAATTGGTTTTATTTATGTTTATGGACAAGGCGGTCACATTAATTAATATCTCGCATCGCACAGTGTATTAATTCACATTTGTGGTACGTTTGTTGGAGGAATACTCCTTTAATTAAGGTCCGTTCTAGCTGATAGTATGTTTCGCCATCTTTACTAAATGAAATTATAATTGACTCAAGGTGAGGACAATTCTGGAGATGGCATGCCGTCGCCCACCACTCTCCATCACGTGGATATATGGCATTTATCACCACTTGTGGTGCGCGTTGTAGCTCCATATTGAATGATATGTCTTGGATTAGTATTGGATTAGTCTTGGATTAGTCTTGGATTAGTCTTGGAATGAATAATATGTATAAGTGCTGTTACTAACTAGACTGTATACAATTTCAATTTTTATAATACGTTGGTGCTTAGGCGATGATATCTAAGAAAAATGTTTGTCTTTTCTTTTCTTTTCTTTTCTTTTATCTTAAACAATTTTTTTACATAAACTCGTGATGGCAGCTCTTATGTGTCAGATTTGGCTGAACTGCCATATAATCCCCTGCCACGATCCCGTCAAACATGACAGAGCCAGGATATATGACACGTTCACCTTCAATCAAGTGATTGTAAGTGCTGAAGAAACACTGAGCCCATCTCCCTGCCAGAGGCGTCTGACTGCTATCCACATACATGACCCCTTGGTGTTGCCAACGCTTCTCCAACACCCATAGAATGACACGCTCAACGAGCGCTTGCTTCTGAAGTTCGTGATTACCTTCTGGGAAGAACTGGAATGGCGAGAATGCGTGGTAGAAAGCGGGTTCTGCGGCATCACCATCGATAAGGTTCACGATCACGATAGGAATATTGACTGCCATTGTTCTTGGAATACTTGGAAGGAGTGCTTGGAAGGAGTGCTTGGAATGGAATAGTATGTCTTGCCACAAACCAATCAGTAATACCATCATTTCAATTTTTTCTGCGGTTTACACCCACTGCTGTATTCTATTTGATAGTATACATAATTATCATACTGTCACTATATAATACTAAAAAAAAGGTCTCGGCCTTTCTCATATATTACAAGAAAAATTTGTTTTTATTTATTTTTTTCTTTTCTTATTTTTCTTTTCTTTTCTGTTATTTTCTGTTTCATATATACGTCTACTCATCTGCGAACACAGGCTCCGCCACGCTATCATCAATGCGGTCCTCCGTTGGCTTGAACATACCCTGCCATTCACCACAACCGCCATCATCACCCTTCAGCCACACCTCATTGTCACTGTTACGCAGGTACTGCTTGCCCTTGTACGACCATGGATGGACCATTCCGTCTGCGGGACAGCTCAACTCCTCCTTCTTTGCCACGGGCTTTGTCACAGCCTTTACTACAGCCTTTACTACAGCCTTTACTACAGGCTTTGTCACTGCCTTTACCACGGGCTTTGTCGCAGCCTTTACTACTGGCGTTGTCACTGCCTCTACCTTCTTTACCGCCGCCGCAGGCACGACAGTTGATGCCTTCTTGGCCACCTTCTTGGCCTCAGCTTCTGCAGCCTTCTCAGCCTTCTTGGTCTCCGCCTCTGCAGCCTTCTCAGCCTTCTTGGCTGCCTTCTCGGCCTCCTTCTCAGCCTTCTTGGCCTCCTTCTCAGCTTCCTTTGCCACCTTATTGGCCGCGGCCTCGGCCTCCTTCTCAGCCACAGTTTTGCGCACGATCACCTTCTTCTCACTATCAGAGTCACTTGTAGCGGTTACCTCCTCTACATACGTGCTCTCAAACTCCTGGTAGAGCGCATGATGCGTGCCAGCCTTCTCCTTGGGAGCCCACCGCTGCTTTGACAAGGACATTGCGTCCTTGTGGATCAACTGCTTGCCCGCAGGGTGCTTCTCGTCCACCGAGCCCTTATAGACATTAGCGCCATTCAGGAGCTCGGAGCAGGGCATCTCAATCTCCTCCTCCACCTTCTCACCCGTTGTCTTGTCCTTCTTTGACTGGTACACGGTGAACGCCTCCCACCCGTGCTCCAGTGAGTGCTTGAGCGTGAAGTCCACCCACGCACGCGGCTTTCGCAGTTGCGGCGGCACCACACCCTTCGGCATGCTACCAGTCTTCTTTGTAGCACCCTTCTTGGGGGCCACAACAGCCTTTGACCGCTTCTCGGCCTCGGCGAGGGCCTGCTTCATCACCTTGAACAGCTCGGCTGACTCCAGCCCCTTCAGGGCTGCCAATACCGCCTCTAGCGGAGCACCCGCCACCACCTCTTGCTGTGCCTCGACCTCTTGGGGGGCCTGGACGTCAGATGCGATTGGAATATTAATCATGGAAGTCATCTTTAGTGCTTGGAATTGCTTGGATTGCTAATACGTGTCAGGTATTACTATATTTTGCGACAACATCCCATTAGCCATCCCCCCTTTTCAATTTTTATTTGAATTTGACAGTTTTGGACCCCCCCACCCCTATGCGCGGAGGCGGGGGTACACGTGATGGTGGTGGGTGGGGGTACCCCCTCCCCTAGAATATATCAAATTCAAATAAAAATTGAAGGAGGGGGGGGGTTAAAGAAATGTCGTCATTAAACATCGTAATATCCGACACCTATTTCCCACAATCTTCCATGAATTCCATGATTCAACCAACACTTAGCTTAGAAGAGGGCTCCAACGGGCTCGATATCCTGTTCAGCACCATTTCCCCCTTCAGCGATGCCGACCCTATTATGAGGGGGCTTCGCGATGGGACCCTCTCTTGGGCTGAGGCCGCCGAGCTTGAGGAGGCAGAGGCGGCCATCAGCACATCCGCCACATCCCCCCCTTACCCCACCCCTATCGTTTCCGTTTGGCCCCCCTCCCCTCCACGTCAGTCCCGTGTCACTTTCGCATGCCCTGGCGCACCCAAAAAAGCTATTATCGCTAAGACCTCTTACACTCAGGGTAAGGTCGTTAAGACTCTTATCGTCCGCAATCTTCCCCGCAGCGCAGACGATCTTGACGTTCTCCTTCGCAACACCTTTGAGCCTTATGGCGTAGTTCGCGACATCTATATCCCCAAGAACATGGACATTTCTTCCCCATACTTTGGCACGATTAAGGGCTTCGCCCTCGTCAAGTTCGCTGAACTAGGTGATGCTGCTACCGCGGCGTCCGCATCGCCTCTTAGGATCGGACGCAACAATCTTAGCGTTGAGTTTGCCAAGGAGGACCGATAAATCTCTTCGAGATTTATCCATGCTACCCTTCAGGGTATGGACCGATAAATCTCTTCGAGATTTATCCATACTACCCTTTAAACACGTACAAAAAAACAAATAAAAACACCTTTTTTCATGTGGTAAATTTCATACTCCGCAAAAAAATTGAAACACCTTTTGTCTTAATAGTGATTGTTAAAAATCCAAGACTACTTCCAAGATACTATGAACTCCATGACCGACTTTCGCAATGCCCCCTTCTCCTTCTACGCAATTCATCAGCCTATTCAGTTATACGCCACCAAGGCTCATCATGCCATTAGGGCATGGGCTGATGAACAGCGTGCTAAAGTTGACCGCATTCTTGCCAGGCCCGCCCCATCTGATGATGTTCTTATTCAAGCCGAAGCACAACGTGTCGCAGAGATTGAGCTTGTACTAGATGACCGTGATGAGGAGGGTAGAGCATGTATCATGTGCCGCATCGGTTACATGGCTCTTTAATTAGAAATACCACAAAACATAAAAAAACAAAAAAAACAAAAACCATTTTTTTACTTTAATGTGATACACACTTGTTTTCATTAAAAATTGAATAGAAATCCTATTAGGATTTAATAGACAACTCTGAGTCCATGACTTCTATAATTATAAACCGACGAACGACGAACAACAGGGATTTGAAAAGGATGAGAGCTGCTAGGGATGCGCAGTATCAGATGACCGAAGATTATCTCAAACATCACTACATACAATCACAAATAAATATGATAATTCAACGCGGATTCTTTACCAGAAATATACCTGAAACGGAAAATGATGATTGGTGGGTGGTAAGCTTTGATGATGATAGTAACTCATTACGGTTTTATGGAGACTTTTCTGGGAGAAATTGTGACAAATGTGGCAACTATATGTCCTCTATATGCGATGGTATCACACAGATACAGTGTAATTGTTTTAATGATGAGGAGGTCCTGTTTAAAGCTGTCGGGCGCGGCTACTGTCCTTATACTAAGAGCCGTGAGTGTGGATGTGATATTGCCTATCAAAAAAGGGAGAAAGATATATATGAAATGCATGATTATCTTGTACTAATCCAGACGTGGTGGCGTAAGGCTATTAAGGGCAAGAGAGGCTATTAAGGGCAAGAGAGGCTATTAAGGGCAAGAGGGGCTATTAAGGGCAAGAGAGGCTATTAAGGGCAAGAGGGGCTAAAAAAATGAGTTAGATCGATAGGGAGTGTTTCAAAATAGCTGTTAATATAAAAGCAATATGTTATATAAGATAGTATGACAACTGAAATAACTGTTGGTAAATATCGATTCATTATTCTTGATAATACACTTGAATATAATGGACGTATATTTAGTAGAAGTTTTAGGTCAATGGGCATTTTAAATGCCCATTTGCCGCCGGCAGCTGAGGCATTTGAAGGCACAAATTGTGGGGCTTTGCCCCACAAACTGCTCGTTTCAAATGACCAGCTGTCTAAGATTGGTAGTAAAAACTATACGGATTGTGTAAATGTATCTGTTTCTTATAATTCAGATAATCGACCAAATAAAGCACATATACCAACATTAGTAAGTCATCGTCTCTGCACAACTGATAATAATCTTGAAAGCGGTGAAGGGTCTATTCTTATGATTAAGACAATTCTGAGATATATTCACGAAAAAATACCTGAAATTACAAATGTTAGCTTTGAGGATTTTTCAAAACTCGAATGTGGTACTGATGAAGAAAAGCTTGCTAAACAAAGTCGCGCATTAGGCACACATGCGTACATAACGCATGTATACCCTGTATCACTATTTTACTTTTCACTAGCCTTTAATGGTATTACATGGTATGAGAAACATTTTAATGCTAAACTTGATTCTGATCGATATCAAAAATACAGGGAAGGGGTTAGGATTATACTCTATAATAAAGAATCTAAAATGGATTTTGAGCAGTTTCTTGCAATCGCAACACCAAATATAGAGCAGATTCTTGAACTAAAACAATACTATGAAAAAGCTGATACATATCACCAATTCTTTTCATCTATTCCACAAAAACGGCGATGCCCCCTTGTTAGAAATTGGATTCACACTTTTATGGCACATGTTCTAAAGGATATTTTCCAACATACAGATTGGTTTATTGATATAAATACAATGGATACACCTCCCATTACTGGGGGAAAACGTAATACTAGAAAAAAGAGTAAAAAATGCGATACCTATTACTGCCCTAATACACGAATTTATCGATATGATTCGCAGGCTGATCACAGTTTAATGACTGATTAAAAATTGAAATAATTTTTTGCCCTGATTTATAATGTGAGACGAATCCAAGACTAATCCAAGACAATGAATCCAGAGACTTATATCCACAACGACCTAGGGAACATTTGCTTCAATGAAGCCGTGAAGAAGGGAGATAAAATAACCATTTACGAGTTTGATGATGAGGAACAGATGGCTATAATTGATTTCATTCGCATGATGTCAAATGACTACAACTTGAACGTGAACGAAGTCCTATCAAGGTATATACCTGACATTGAGTCAAAGAAGAAGGAGACTTATACTTATCTTAAGGCAGAGAAAAGCCATGGAGACAGATGGGCGGTTTTGCTGGCAGAAGACGGTGAAGAGAGGCAGATTAATTTGTCTGAGGCTTACACGAGCTTCTATTCGATCAACTCCAGCCAAGTAGAATGTGACGACGACGATGAGGTCATCTCAAACTCCTTGAGGAAATTGTGTGGTACGCCCATAAGGTGGATCACTGGGGGAGAGGATCCCATATGTCATAATACAATTGAACAAACTCAGGATATGTGTTTTAGTTGTACATCAATGAAAAATATAGAGGAAAGGCCTGATGAGCCACGGCATTGGCAATACAAAGGAGGTAATTATCTACGTAATAATAAAAATCAGGTATGGTGTATGTACTGGTTGAAATGGGTGGGAGTATATATAGAAGCCGAAGATCAGATTGACAGAAATGTACTTGAACCAACAAGAGAAGAGTTGATGGGTCAGAAGTAATACTAGTTTTCAAAAAGCAAGTGGATATAAGATAAACATAAGAAAAAAGAAAATATAAGAAAATACACAAATTTTTCTTATATCGCGCGAAAAATTGAAAATAACAACATCCCTATTTTAATGTGATAAAATGGCATATCTTCTTGCTTCGCAGATTAAGGAATTTGTTATTAGTAGATTCTTTACTGATTCCATGACTAAGCCAGATGATGATATTGAGCGCGCACTTGTAAACTATACTCATAAACAAGTGTACAAACTTAAAAAGGCCGACAATGCCTTTGAAGCAATTGAGTCCGCATTTAACGCATATCCAAACTGGTCTAGAACTGACGACATTCGCTTTAACGCGTGCTGTGTGAGTGGGATTTGTTAGATATTAGACTAATAATAGATAATATTCAAATATATTTTTCTTTAGAAAAAATTGAAGTTCTGTTATCATTATTTCATTTGTGCCATTATTTCCAATATGTCTACTGAGAAAACACAGTTCAGCTGGCAAACAGGATCAGAGTATCTTGATAAACATTGTGATATTCAGTCCTATTCTGTATGTTCATATGGTCGTACTGGATACTTACTAACACGTACTCAAATTAAGGGTGTATACCTTCAAAATACCTACGATGGATCTAAGTTGGTATCCTGTGTCATAATGGATACCAATGAGGATTTCTAAAATTGACTTGACGGGTCATAAATATTGAGTTGAGAAAATGTCTTACACAACTACGTCCTATACAGATACTACGACTAGTGCGTCAGTCTTTACAGGTGATTCCACTGCTACTATTACATTTAGTAATACAACTCCCGTGAGATGGACATTAATTCTAAAACAGGGAAATGTTACAGTCGTCAAAGGAGGTACTATCAGCCAATCAGAAACTCTATCCTATTTGCCTGCTAGAATTCCATCAGGCGGGGAACTTAAAAATCAACCTGCTAATCCAGACGCAGAATGGTAAAAAATTGAAAACAATAAGTTATATATTTTTATTGCCAGCATAAAAAATGTCTCATATCCCACGTGGCTGGCCCTCCATGTATATACCCATTTCTATGTCTAAGATACCATCCATTTCTCATGAATCCATTTCTCATGAATCCATGCGTAGGCTTAAGGCTAAAAGACTGGAGGAAGATCGTATACAAGAAATGCCTAGTACTAATATTTATGTACTTCGCCTTGAAGGCGACAGATATTATATTGGTAAGAGCGATAATGTTATAAAGAGATACCAACAACATCTTACAGGAAATGGCTCAGCATGGACCAAAAAATATAAACCAGTTGCACTTGAAAATACCATTGAAAATGTATCATCATTTGAAGAGGACAAGATTACAAAAGAATATATGTCTAAATATGGTATTGACAAGGTTCGTGGTGGTTCTTATGTAGAAGTAGAACTTAGTAAGTTTCACATAGATGCTCTAAAAATGGAAATTTGGGGAGCAAAAGACTTGTGTACTCAGTGTGGAAGAAAAGGGCATTGGATAAAGGATTGTCATTATAAAACAGATGTTTCAGGAGAAAAGATAGAGTATGAAGATTCTTCGGTAGAATGGTGTTGTGATTATTGCAATAGAACTTTTACAACAGCATTTGGTTGTGGTATTCATGAGAAGTCTTGTAAGGAGAAATCCTGTAAGGAGAAAAGTAGAAAATCCAGTTATATTAAACAGGTAACTAGTAAGAAAGAGGGAGCTTGTTATAGGTGTGGTCGCCCAGGTCACTATTCTCCTGATTGTTATGCAAGAATGCATCAGAGAGGTTATACATTAGATTCTGATTCAGATTAAAAATAGTATTGATTTAAAAAATATTTTTGATATATTAAAATTGAAAACAATAAGTTATATATTTTTATTGCCAGCATAAAAAATGTCTCATACATCCATTTCTCATGAACCCATTTCTCGTGAATCCATGCGTGGGCTTAAGGCTAAAAGACTGGAGGAAGAACGTATAAACAGAATAAATATTGCAGTTGATTATATATATAGAGACGCAGTAAGATCTGCAACCCACACAGATGATTCAAAATATATATATGATTTATCAGATTATAGTGCCCCTTTTGACTTTTGCAGAATAAACATGGCAGAAATTATAAAAGGCCTTAAATCTCTGTTTCCAGATTGTGTTGTAGAGTATACATCTCTCACAACTGTTACTGCTAGAAATGGAAAAAAGTATGATATTTCCAAAAATGATAATAGTCATAGACCAGATATTCAGGGACGGCCAATTAAAATTGGAGAGTATATTGTGGTAGATTGGTCATAATAACATTTAGCAGAGATTAGAAAATTGAAAACAATGACTATTTAAATAGTTTTTGTTAATCCAATATACAATGGACACTATTGTTAGACAGATTTCTGATGAACAGTGGTGTGAAGCCGCGATTAAACTAGACAATAGTCCTGATACTTGGGAGATAGATGCTTCAATTCCTCGGCAGCGCTATAAATGGCGTGTAGTACGTACTGATGTTAAAGGTATCTTTCTAAAAAACACGTATTTTGATGGAGAATTGATCACCAGTTGTTCAATGAATGTTCTTGTTGAATGTCGTCACATGCGTGCGCGTATTCCAGTTGACACATCATAATAAAATTGAATAGTATAAACTCTAAATTATTTTTGCTAGTATTTAATCCAAGATTTCCAAGCACCGACTTATTAAAGGCACCGACGTATTAAAGATGGCTATTGTTTTACCTGTTATCGCCTTACCTATTGGCACCTTATCACAAAGATCTTTGTCTGTGCCATTTGCTATACCAACGTCACTATCAATTATATTAAAATATAATATTATGCAGCCTAATAATTTTACTAGCTTTCTAGATTCAAATACTATCATCGCTGGTAGTTTTGCTCTCGCCTCTTATTTCGCACAAGAAGGGCTTGAATTTGATTTTGAACCAAATGATATCGATATATTTGTCTCTACTGAGAAGGTCGGCGGCGTAGATAATTTCATAGAACAAATGACATCATTTATGTCAATGTACAACTATATTGCTCATGAAGATGGATGGGATGGCGGAAATTATGATGTTGGAAT